AATCGCCCGGGTCATCGCTGCGACCTGGGCCGGGTTAATGACCGATTGCGTCACCTGCACCCGGAACGTGTTCGCTTCGGCGACAGGCGAATCGTTGAACCATTCGATCAATTCGCAGTATTGGAAGACGCCGTTAATAATGTTGAGAATCGCCTGTGGCGTTCCCTTGATTATCTTGTTCAGAATCACGTTTTGAACCAGGCCGACCTTGGTCGATAGCGGCAGAGTCGTGTCGTAGTAATCGACGTTGAAATGGTAGATCGCCAAAAAGTCGATAATCGCTTCGGGCTGCCCGCCCAGGTTGCCAAATATGATCGTGCTCGTGATCTGCTGAACGAACGCCTGCATGATTGGCGTAAGCGCGTCAGACGCCGCCATAAAGAACATGTCGCCCTCCAAGGACGGCGAATAGAAATCCGATAAGGCTGCGTTCTGGAGCGCTATCATGTCGTGCTGACGTAGGTGATTGCGGGCGTCCCGGTCAGCCGGCCGATTTGGTTCAACCCCACTTCCTGAAACGTTGGCTGAACGACCGTGATCCTGACGGCGCCAGCCTCGTCCATTCGCGTAATCAGGTCGGTCGGATCAATGTTCGTGTTTAGGTTCCAAGTGATATTCTCCACAAACTCGGTCACCGCGTTGGCCACGTTGGATTGGATGGCGGCCGCATTGTTGGCCTGGGCGGTCGGAATGTAGTAATCGACCGAGACAGTGAAATTTACACCGCTCGGGGGAGCGACTGTCACCAGAGCGCACAAGTCACGAATGTTGAGTATATTCAGTGCGCTGGAGACGTTCGTTAAAGCCTGGGAGCTCGGGTTTGATCCCTCCGCAGAGATGCAGGTCACAAGCACGTTCCCGGGCTGCAACCCGTCTTCAGGACCCATGACAGTGACCTGAGAAATTGTCGGGTCGGCCCTCTCCGCGAAGAACTTGTATCGACCTTTCGGGCCGGCCGGGCTGAACGAATCCGTAACGCCGAAGAGCCGTTGCATGTACGCCTGGTCAGTCTCCGGAGCTGCTCCATTCTCTGTCACTGAAACGTTACTGACCGACACCACGAAATTGGCTGTCCAGTCGATCAGAGTGGTCAGCATGTTGACCGCGATCCCGTTCCCGAGCGTGCTCTCGGTAGTGCATTCAGCGACGACGCTTGCGGAGACCTGGCCGGCCGCGATCGTGACTGCCGCGGTCGTTGCGAAGATCAAACCGTTTGCGCCTGAAGCATTAGAGACTTGTGTCCCGGCCGGAATGGTTACGGGCTGACTTAGTGGCGTCGGAAGCGTGAACAGCAGCGTTGTGGTCGCTCCTGTCCCTCCGATGCGGTCTCCGTTCTCGCCGAAGAATGATCCGATAACGTCGCAGAACCCTCCGAGCGCGAACGGCATCGTGTTCTGCTTGCACCCGATATCGACCTGTTCGTATGCCGAGACAAAGAACGCCGCGCAACTGGCCAGGAAATTGTATCGACGGTCCGCGGGCGATAGCACGACCGTTTCACCCGTACGATTCTGCCACCCGGTCTGCCACCCGGTGACAATCTGGTTGATCAACGAATTAACGTCCGAACTGGCAAACGAAACTGCGGGCAGATTGGCAAAAGGATTGGTCGGCATCCAATCCTTAATTACTGGACTATAGAGTCAGGGGTAATTGCTGCACGGTCGGTTCATCGCCCTGCATATCGCCTTGCACAACCCATGTCGTTGTCGCCGCAGGAGGCCCCATGATCTGCTGCGTGATCGTGGCATCCAGATCAACGGTGAGCTCGACGTAAAGGCCGTACTCGCCATTGAGCGCGTTCTCGGTAGTCGTTGAAAACTGGATCGTGTTAAAATTGGCGCGCGGCTCCCATTTGGCGCATGCGAGCAAGACGGCCTGCTGCATCTGCATCGACCCAAGGTTGCCGGGTTGATCTATGATTGACCAATCAGTCCCGAACGCACGCTGCAGCGGTTGTGATCCTAACGGCGTGCAAATCGTGTTATAGACGTTCTGCAGCACCTCGAGGACACTTCCTTCTGTCACACCGAAATCGAACTGGAACGATCCGTCCAGAACGAAGAGTTGGTTGCCGACCAGGGCCGAGAAATTGGATATTTTCGGCGTCAAAATGCTGTCGCCCCCACGATGCCCAGGACACCGGATCCCGGCTGAAGAATAGATGTTGGAGACGGGATAGAGCCCAAGGCGGCCGCTCCAAGCGTGCCGGCGACAGCTACCACGCTCGACGAACCGCCTGAAAGAAGCGCTAAGCCTGCTTGCACAAGTGGCCCCAGAGGACCGGAGAGCGAGAAAGGATTGGAGTATTCAACCAGCTTCAAGGAAACATTCAGTATACCGAGAGTGCTCCCCGCAACCCATTTGTCGAACTTCGATTGAATGCTCTCAATCACGAACAAAGTGAGGAGTCCACGCCCGAACGGAGTTGCACCGATCATGAGCGGGACAGGAGTCTTGGCAGCCTTCAAGGCTTGGAGGGCAATCAAAGAAGCAGACGGATCCGACGTGTACCCGGCGATGAACTTGATCTGCATATCCAGATCAATTGGCTCGTCGCCGACCGACTCAATCAAATCAACGCCATTGAAAATCTTGTGACGAACGAAATCGCTTTTGTCGTTCTTGGAAATCTCGCGCGGTCCATTGGCAGTGCCAAGACCGCCAATGAAAACGATTGTCCCGAGTATTCCATAAGGTCCGGCCATTCAAGACTAAATACCGCTCTAGGACCCGCCGCCGGCGCCGTCCAAGTTCTGCAAGTGCGTCTGAATCGTGCCGCCGGCGCCGAACGCAACGCTGCCGGTAGTCGAAAGAGTTCCTGTAATTTCCACGTTCCCGTTAAGACTGATATTTGGAGCCGTAATGATCACGTTGCCCGTCACCGTGGCATTGAGATTTCCCCCGACCGTTACGTCCAAATCTCCGCCGCAAATAAAGATTGCCTGTCCCAGAGCGTTGAAATAGAGAGTGCCGATTCCGTTAACGACCAGGCATCCGACGTCCGGGTCGTACTCGAACATGCTGCCATCGTCGGGCTGCATCGCGATCGAGTTGAGACTGTGCGGGGGAAAACAGGGATTGTTCGAAGTGTTATGGCCTCCAACCACAACGCCACTTTCGATTCCGGTCGGATAATGCTGCACCGTGACATTGTCGCCAACGCGCGGACAATAAAAGAAGTTGCACCCGGCCGACCCTGGCACTTTGACCGGAAGCCAATCGGTGGTTACTCCATCACGGTCGGGAAACGTAACCTGTACCTCGGGGCCATATTGACCGAATCGGCGAGCAACGACGGTACCGTCGCGCGAGAGATTCTCGAACCGGCAATCTGGTCCGGCTGAACCGTATTCTTCCATCAGTACTCCGTGATTGCGTGCTGAAATACAGCCTTGGTTGTGGATCCACCTTTTCCCGAGAGCGAATGCACCACATCGACGCATACCCACGTCTGGGCGTCGGCGTCCGGGTTGAATCCACTGATGAGATAAACCGTTCCGGCTTCGATGCTGAGATCCAGAACGGTCGTGACGCGGAACTGTTTGGCTTTCCTATTCTTCTGCCGGAGCTTCGCCGCGGAGACGTTCTTAGAATGGTTCGTAACCTGAGGATTTGTCTCCTGTATCTGGATGGGACTAGCGGTTGTCGCCGGCGGCGCGAGGTCTTTGTGGCCATCTGGAACTGTGAGAGAGATGGGCATCAGTCCAGCGTAATCTCCTGACCTGGTCCTTGCGGAACTCCGTCATGATGATCGTAGTGGTAATTGAGGTGCGGACCGGCCGGGACGTTCGGATCCGACGTTGTAGCGCTCGTCACCGTGCCCTTGGAGGGATCCTTATATGATACGGTGCACTGAGAATAGACATCCTCGGTCTGCTCGCTGAAATCCCAATCCAGGAGTCCGCGGCCGTTTAGTCCTCCAACGTTCTCCGCTGTGGGGCAGATGAAGGTGCCGACCGGAGAAGAATTCTCGATATCGGCATAGGATCGGATCCAAAGCGTTCCATCCTTAATTTTCATCACCATGTCATTCTCGCTGCACAGCTTGGCCAGCATATAAGCGTCCGAATGGTCGTGCTGATCCGCACGGCCGATCGGCGGATTGGTCGAAGGAAGATATTTGAGCTGCAGACCGTTATCGGTTGCGACTTTCTGTGCAAGTCCTTGCAAGCTGGTCGCCGTCCATGCGCGGCTCTTTTTAGTGAGCCGGAAATCGCTCGTTACCGGGATACTGGTAGCAGAAATCTTGACGTTGGTTCCTGATCCCTTGCTCTGAGAAATGGAGATCTTCTTAATCTCCATCTGACCCATTTGTCTCGTAACCTGGCCCTCGAATGGTGAATTCCAGTTGTTGGTGACCATCGACAGCTCGAGCGGCTGCCTGGCTGCAATGGTCCACGTCTTCCGGAACAATCCTTCCGGGTCGGCCAGCTCCATCTCTACGGTGTCACCCACGGCCGATTTCTCGCCGCCCTGGCTGCCGATGCCTTCTTTGTAGGTCAAAGTCTTCAGTGAAGGGTAAACAACGGATGTCACGTCCTGGCTATTGACCGTGATCACCGGTTTAACCGACCGGACCTGCAGAAACGATGTTGAGAATGGGTCGGTGATGCCGCTCATAAACCTAGTTGCTGGCGAAGGCTTGGCTCCAGGGAGCGTTTCCGACTGAAGTGCTTATGTTGACCTCCGGAATGTTCAAAGCGATTCCTGCGTCAAATTTGACGACCGCGGCGTATGCCGGGTTAGCGCGCATCAAGACGTTCGCAAACTTTTCGGTCCCATAGATCCTGTAGGAGATCAGGTCGAACATATCCTCCTGCTCGGTCGTGTAAGTGTTCATACGACGGCCGCACGCTCCAGATCGTCACCGAACGCCCGGCGAACGTGGTCGGCCACTGTCGGTCCGTGCTGTTCCAGGAACCTGTTCACGTCCTGCGAATCCATTGCATAGACGTGATAGTGCACATTGACGCTGGCAGATCCGTTGGGCGTATAAACGTCCTCGTTCGAAGGATTCTTCGACCCCGTCGTGTCCATCCACCGGTGCTGCTTACGGTCTTTATCCGAAATGTAGGTGTCACCCGGCTTGATATGGTAATGCCCGGTCGCATAATCGTACGACATTGCTGTGGGAGCTGGCCCTTCTGAATTGAGATTGTACGGTTTCCCCTGAATGTGGCCTATGCCATGGTAGGAATCGGAGTCGTATGTCGGTCCGCCTGGCTGATCTCCGGCGACTCCGGGACCGTAGACTGTAAAATCAGATGTGCTGCCGCCGCTGAATCCGCCGTGCAAGCCATAGTTCCCGCCTACCCCCGGCGGCTGCATATTCAGAATAGCATCAGTATTCTTCTGAACTGCATCAGTCTGATCCTTGGTTGCACCGGTCAGCTCGTCGTATTTTCTCCAGTGTTCATCAAGTTTATTTTGATCAGCGGTTCCAGGACCCCGAGCATCGGCCAACGGACCATTAAGTCCCAAAAACTTCGCTATTCGATCAAACACCGGAAGCATCTTGTCCCAAAGGAACGGAACAATTTTTCCGTAAAGAATGTCATCGATCTGATTGAGAGAACTCGCGATCTTCTCGAAAAATCCCACGACTGGAGCCAGGCGAGTTGATATTCCATCAATCCTAGTCCCTAGCTCTTTAAGCTTATCAATCGCTGCGTCGAACCCTTTGGTCATGTTGTGAATCCATTGGTCCCCGCTGGCGTTTAAAACCTGCTCGATGTTTCCGGTCGCAGGATTGCGAACCTCATCAAACATCGTGGTCGGATTGAACCCTCCGAGCATGCGCTTAAAGATGTTGGAATAGACGGTGCCTGCAGCCTCTAGGTGCTGCATCATTTCGGGGCCTGCAATGGTCGTAAAGAACGTACGAACGCTGTCCGACCATCCTCGCGCGGTATCCAACCACATCTTAGCTGAATCCCAAACCCCGGAGTTGTTGATCCAGTTAAGGAATTGGCCGGTCCAATCGTTCACCACGTCACCGAGCCCACGCATGATAATGGAAACCTTATCCTCGAACGTCGTGAGAATTCCTTGGAAGGTTTCCGCAAAATTTTTCATCGCGTCGGTGAAGAGCCCTTCCCCATGCGTGATATCGTAGAAAATCTTCTTGATGTATTCCGAAGACAGTCCGTGCTTCTCGATCAGTTTGCGCAGCTCTTCCACGGTCGTTCCGGTCATTTTTTTGAGCTGATCCCAGACCGGAACCCCTAACTGCGTGAGCTGATTGATTTCCCGGGTCGTGATCGTTCCGCCGCTCAGTGCCTCGCCGTACGCTAACGTCGCGCGGTTGAGCTCGCCCTCGCCGCCGCCCAAGCCGGCCACGACGTCGCCAATCTCTTTAGTGGTCTCAAGCAGGTCGTTCTGCCC